TAAAGATCGTTTGGCTAATATTGAATACGGTATAAAAGACATTTACGACGAATATGTTTCTGACGTCGGTGGTTCAGTAATTGTCTCATCTGCTATTGGAGTAAAGAGCCTCGTTGTAAGAGCCAGGACTAGTCAGACTGCAAACCTAGTTGAATTTCAAACTTCAGCATCTGCAGTTGTAACTAAGGTTCTTCCAGACGGAACCATACAAACACGGGGCAAAGAATTAGTACCAGTTATTTACGCAGCAACTCAACCAACTGGATCAGATTTTGCCGCTGGAACTATATGGGTTGATTCCTCTACTGACGTAGACGCAACAGTTATTACAACTGGTGGATCACTAAATGACACCCTTATGTTAATGGGAGGCTGATATGGCAAAGGCTTCGTATATCTGGACTGGAAGTGAGTGGCTTCCTGTTGCTTCGGCGTTTCCTACAGCACATCAAAGATTTATAAGTAGTAGTGCTGCAACAACCTACACCCTCAGTGTAAACGATATTAGTAAAGCATTAGTGTTTACTAGCGGTAGCAGTATAACTTTAACAATACCACCAGAATCAACTTATCCCTTTGTTGATGGACAAACTTTTATTGTAATTCAAAAAGGAAGTGGTGTGATAACGGTGGCTGCGGGTAGTGGTGTTACACTTAGATCAAAATCTAGTTATGTTAATACTGCTGGTCAGTATTCTGAAGTTAGATTAATAAAAATTGGAACAAACGAATGGTTGTTATCTGGCGATTTGAGTTCTTAAGGGTGGTAAATTGTGGCTAGATACGGTATAAATTATTACGGCGCTACCAATTATGGTGCGTTTGTTAAACTCGCTTTTTCTGTAGAACCAATGTCTGTATTGGTTTTAGACTTTACAAAAGTTTTAATAGGTTGGCAAACCCCTCGAGGTGATTTTTCTCGAATAAGATTACTAAGAAGTCAAGTTGGATTTCCAGAAACTGCAGAAGATGGAATTATAATTTTTGATGAGTTTGCTACAGAAGGAACGGTATCTCGTGCAGAATACATTGACGGAGAAGATAATCCATCAGATGTTCCACTAATTCCTGGAAGACAAACTTACTATCGAGTATTTTTATTTACTGACCAAAGTGTTTGGAGAGTTGCGGGTTCTATAACTGCAATTGTACCTTCAAATCACAACGTACAAACAACCTTTATGAATAGCCTTCCAAGAGTATTTACTAGTAGTGAACAAGGTTCATTTGGATCAGTAGACACTAATTCATATCTATATAATTTTATGTCAGGGTTAACATTTTCACAAGAACAGTTCTACACTTTACTTGATTTATTAAAACCAAGACACACAGGTATTGAGACTCCTGTAGAACTCTTGCCCTTAGAGGTTGCAAGTTTGGGGTTAACGCCAGAGGCTGGGTTACCTACTAAAAACAGAAAACGATTAATACGAGAAGCGAACTATTTATATGCTCGTAAAGGAACTCAACTTGCATTAGAGACATACGTTGAATCTTTAACTGGATTCGAACCTACAATAACTGTTTCTGAAAACTTACTACTTACAGTTCAAGACTCAACTTTTTATGGTGGAATTGGTAATTGGATAGTTAGTAATGCAGTGCTAACTTCAAGTACTGAACAAGTTCCTGATTCAAACAGTAATCAAATAGATACAACTAGAACTGGTAAAATAGTTGCATCTGCTGCGGGAAGCATGGCATTAGGTTATGCAAATCCTACAGCAAAAACGGTAACAGGTTTACAAAGAGATAACGGCACAACTGTTCTCCAAGTTGCTGTAGCAAATCACGGCTACTCTGTTGGACAAACCGTTACGCTGTCTGGATTAACTTCAGATTTTAATGGAACATATTCTATCACTACTGTTCCAGCAAGTAATCAGTTTAACGTAACAACAGTTGCAACTACTTCTTATAACGCTTCGGCATTAAATGGTTCTGTAATTGCTGTAGTAGGTGGTGGTAACGTTATTACACAAGGAATACCAGTACTTCCAGATACTGAGTACGTGGTTTCTTGTAAATTAAAATCTCCAGCAAGTGCTGGAAACATTACCTTATCAGTTACTTTCTATGATAAAGATGGGCAACCAACTTCTGCAGCAAAAAGTTCAACTGTAGTTTCTGCTAATAATACTTGGAAGTCTGCAAGTAAAGTTGCAACATCTGACGAAGACTCCAGTTATGCTGGCATCTCAATCGACTACAGTGCTGCAGGAACCTACTACATTGATCAAGTGTGCATGCAAGAAGGAGATACGGTTGCTTACGATGAGGCACGTGCTATTGATGTGTTTTTAAATCCGTTAAAAACAAATTACATTAAAAACCCATCCTTTGAAGTGAACTCAACTACGTGGGCATTAAGTGGAGCAACCTTTACACAAGACTCTAGTGTTCCAACATATGGATATTCAGGAGATTACAGCGGTAAATTTGTAGTAACAAACCCCTGGAGCATTACTACAAACTATGAAATACCTGTAACTCCAGGAAAGTATTACACTGCATCAGCATCTATCAAAGCATTGGCTGCGTTATCTGCAAATATAAAAATTACATTTTATAACGAGGCTGACGTTGTTGTAGAGACTGTAACTCAAGCAATTTCAGTAACTACTTCTTTTGCAAGTGTTACGTTAACGGGTTTAACTGACTCTACATCAGAGGCGTCATACGCTAAGGTATCGTTTTATGGAACTACGGCAGGCAGTATTTTCTTAGATCTAATTCAGTTTGAACAGTCTCAGGTAGCCACAGATTACTTTGATGGCTCATTGCCCTCAGACTTTGGGGCGGTTTGGGAAGGAACTGATGACGCCTCATATACCCACTTGTATCCAAGTAAGCCAAAAAAAATCCCTAGGTTAGCCAAGACCCTAATCGACTGGGTTCCTCAGAATGCCTTCTGGAGATTACGCACATATGACGGAGTGGAGTACACCACCACTACGGTGTAGGATCTTGGGCTATGACTACAGACATAGTTATTCCAGTACTACTCACAGGAATGGCAGTTACTTATGTAATTGAATTTCTAGATCTATTTATCTCTGGCTTTATTACTAAGCCAACCTTAAACAAATACTTTGCGCTACCTCTAAGTTTCTTAGGTCTTTGGGCTCAAATGGATTTGTATTATGATTTCTTTGTTCTAGTTCCTGCAGCGACCTTTGTATCTTTGGCAATTGGAATGTATTTAAACAAACCAGTAGTGATTAAATCACCTACTCGTTTATCACAACTGTAGGAGGCGTATGAATATTGGAGTTATCTCTTTTGAAGATGTGTGTGTTGATGAAGGCATGGAAGCCCTCATTAATAAATACGGCGCAACTAATGAGTTGAAGGTCTTTATTCCAGTAACGGGAAATGAAAACCATTTTGCTGAGAGTGTTATAGAGGTATGTAAGAGGCACTCTATAAAGATAACTTGCTTTATAGTAAATGCTTTTGAAATAGATCATCTACTTATTGCTGCCGATGACATAGTTATTACTGATAACCCAGTAAAAGAAATTATTCGTCAGATAACTCCTAATGATGTAATTGGAATAGCGTGGGACAACTCAACTCAGGCTCATCTAATACTTGGCGCAGTTGAAGATTTTGGCATAGAGGTCTGGGATATCTCAGAGGGATTAGATAAGATCGAGGTCGACTACTCAGAGGTAGGAACTGACGAACTGTATACCGCAATGATGGATAGTATGGGTGTCTTTGTGGAACACATGGCTGACTACATAATGACTACGGTGCTTGATGTGCTAGCCATTGAAGTAGCCAAGCGTATTGAAGAGGGAGACGGGGGCAAAGACATATCCCCCTTTAAGGACGACAACCCTTGAAAATCCCTTTAGAGGCTTATTCAGCCCCCCTTACCGATTATCAGTTCCGACTGCTTGTTGTAATCTGCCATTTATCAGGCTCCAAAGACCGTTTTAAGACCTCAGTAGAGGAGTTGTGTAGACAGACTAACAAAACTTCTGACCGAACCGTTAGAAGTGCTCTCAAAGCCTTAGAGAAGCATGGGCTACTTATTAGAACTCCTAGCAAGAGGGCTAATGGTTTTAAAGGTATGGACTGGTATGAAGTAGTGGAAAATTACCGCACTACAGAAAAGGATGCAGTAGATTACCGCACTAAAAATTACCGCACCTCACATGACTATAAGTCACATAGCAGTATGACTAATAAGTCATTAGTACCTAATAGTAAAGATAGTAATAAATTAAAAGATTCTGAATCCAAAGGGATTCTAATGAAAGAGATACGAGTACCTATGAGACAATATCAAGATGATGGAGATAATCTGGCAGGCTTTGGACTCGTCGAACCGAAAGATGTTCCAGGCCCTAAGATCAGAAAATCCGATCCTAAAACTAGGGGAAGACGACCAGAGCATGAGTGGACCCCAATGGATGTCGCTGCAGAGTTTTCTTATCGTGTCGGGCGCAAGTACCCCTTACTCCCTGGAACAGTTAGCGTCAAACAACTCTCAGGAGCCCTTGCTAAATTTAGAAAGCAATACGAAACCAACGCCCTCATTGAGTTAGAGTTACTCCGTCTGTTTATGGCAGATGAGAGAAACTTTAAGAACATTGGCGATGAAGCACCTATGCTGTATAAGATGTACCTCGCTTCTTTTGGGAAGAAGATGAATCAAGCCAGAGAGAACCTTGGTCTTAATAAAATTAACGCCCCAATAGATACAGCAGTTAAGATGGGAACAATGCAAGCAAGTGATGGACGTACTTTCCAGAATTCACTTTCTGGTAGAGCACAACTAGCAAGATACGAAAAACGACTAAAGGAGAATGTAAATGGCTAAAAAGGTAGTAAAAACATTTAGTGCAAATTTAAATAAGAACACTGAAAAGGGTGGCGCATGGATGGCTATCGTCAGTGTAACAACTGACGGTATCGATGGCACAGAAATACTGAACACATCTGCATGGTCTAACGCATCAGCAGGCAAGCGCTGGGTTAAGAGCCAAGTGCAAGCACTTACACCACGCAAGAGCGTGAAGATGATTGCAGGCGAAGGCAAAGACGCTAAAGGAAAGCCAACATCTTTTGTTGGTGTTGTAACTTTTAGATCAGAATAACTTGCAATTGATAAGACAAGGCATAGAGTTAGAAGAGTTAGAAAACTCGGTAATTCTTACTATTAAAACAAAATGTCCAAGTAAATGGCGTTTAGTAGATATTGAAAATGGTCGTGTATTTATGGGTAACTCTGGGGGTTCTTGGATTGAAATGAAAGAATTAGAATGAAAAAAGTTATTTCTTTTGATCCGTGCACTCAAGAAGTTTCTACCATTGAAACTTATCCCAAACCTTCAATAAAATTTATACCAGAATGGTATAAAAAAATTCCACCATTTACATCTGGAGCCAAAAAGTTAAAGTTTCCATTAGGTCATGGAATGCCTAACTCAACTTTAAAAAAATGCGTTCCATTTTTAGACGCTATAACCTCTGGTTATATGTTTTATTTATCTGAAGATGTTTACGTAGAACAAGTAGACAACGAACCATTTATAAGGTGGAGATCTTCAGATGAAGTAATCACTTGGCATACTTCTAATCAATATGAGGGGTTTCATATACCTGATACACACCACAATATGGTTGCTAAATGGGCTAATCATTGGATGATAACTTTACCCAAAAACTATAGTATTTTATTTTCTCATCCATCAAATAGGCTAGATTTACCATTTTTTACTTTATCAGGATTGGTTAGTCTAGATTCATACTCTCTTCCCGTTCAATTTCCTTTTATTTTGAAAAAAGGTTTTGAAGGTATTATTGAAGCAGGGACTCCTGTGTGTCAATTAAATATTATAAAAAATGAATCATGGAAAACAGAAGTAAAAAAATACGATGCTCAAAGAGTTTATAAAAATAGTAAACTGTTTTGGAAAACATTTGTAGGTTCTTATAAGAAAAACT